AGCATTGTTTCAGATGATAGGCAAGTTTGCTGAGAGTCTAAAAGACATCATCATCTGGGACAAGGGTCACGGCGAACCCGCCATTCAGGAAGGTGTGTTGAATCGTCAGTTCGAATTCATCTTGGTCTTCGAGAAGGACTACCCTATTTCTAGGATGTTTCGAAAAGATGTTTACTTCAAGCGAGGCACACTGTCTGATGTGTGGAAGATTCCCCGTGAGAAGCATGCCAAGGGTCATCAAGCAGTCATGCCAAGCAGGATGGTGAAAACCATACTGGAAAATTTTAGTGCCGAAGGTGACCTTGTGTATGATCCTTTTATGGGTGCAGGAACCACCGCAGTTGTATGCGAGCAGATGAATCGTCGCTGGATTGGTTCTGAGATCAGTGAAGAGTATGTTGCTCTTGCACGTCAAAGAGTTTCAGAAGTAAATACGCTTAATGCGTTTTTTGAATAGGAGAAATAATGCAAGTTTTTGGTTCTTATAAGTATGATTTTAATGGTCGCAAACGTAAACCTAAGAAACCCAAAGGAGAAGTATGTGTCAAGTATGTCCCGCCTAAGTTTTCGGAATACAAACCAAGTTCGTCGTATGCAAGCCAACGTGCGGCAGAGACAGAACGCTACCCATCGCTCCATGCTCCTGCTAAGAAATCGGGAGGAGGCGACAAGCGAGAATCTCCAAAGTACACCGGAGATTTCGTCATCGGGATTGCCACCCTCCACAAAAGTAATGCCGTCCCAGTAAGTAACCCAAAATACGCACGTGAAATTTCGGATATGATCAGTTAATATGAAAAAACCTTCTATTGCAATATATTTTGGTCATGATGCGGCAATCGCAGTAAGTGATCCGCAAAACCATCAAATCGTACAAATAGAAATTGACAAGGTGGCCGGATTTAAACACTATCAACTTCGTCCTCCCAGCCCTCAAGACCAAAGTCCGGAAGAAATCGAAAGATATTATGCTGAACTTGATCACATAATAACCAATATTCTTCATGTGCTTAAACGCGATTTCGGTATTAATAATGACTTCGAACTTATACTTACGAAAAATTATTATTATCGAGCTCCGTATGCTCTTACCTTAAAGTCTTTCACACAACGTCTCAAGCATGAGAAAGTTGTTACCTTAGATCATATTCAACATCATAGATTACATTGTAAATCTTCTTACCTACAATCACCCTTTGATAAAGCAATCATTTTTAGTTTTGATGGGGGAGGGGATGAGGGCACTTCAGCGAGAATGGGGATGGTGAATCAAACTTCCCGGTTCGAGCATCATACGCATATCCCAGTTGGGCGAATTTTTAGTAACGTCTGTCATCAGTTACGTTTCAGTCATACTATTGATGTCAGTCTCGTAGATAAAATGGTTGGCCCTGCCCGAAGTTCTTTTCGATTGGATCATTCAGGTAAAATGATGGGACTCGCATCATACGGAAGTCCTAATGCGGAATCTTTCGAAACTTTTACATGGTTCATAGATAAGATCTTTCCATATTCTCAACAAAATCAGACTGATTTTTGGGATCCCCCTCAGAATGGAAAGTTCAATTGGCAGGCCGACCAATTAATTCTTCACTATGAAAAGAGGTTTGATTTCCCCTTGACCCTAAAGGACGAGATTCTAATCGCAGCAGAAATTCAAACACTCTCAGAAATTATAGTGAAGAAAGAATTCGAAACTCATATATTGCCGATTGCCGAAAAGTATGATAATAACATAGTTCTGTCTGGTGGTTGTGCTATGAACGTTGTCATTAACCAAAAGATTCGGGAATGGTTTCCTCACTTAAATGTATACGTGCCACCTAATCCCGGTGATTCGGGTCTCCCATTAGGAATGTTATCAGAATACTTTCGGGAATCCTTGTTGGGATCAGTCTCGCACCTATCCGATGTTCGGTTACTAGACCTTGAAACTGTACCGAGTATTCTGAAGGAAAGGGGTGCCACAGTCATAACAACCGAAGATCTTCTGACTTCTTTAAATTCTGGGGAAATTGTAGGGTTTATTGATGGTGGTATAGAAATTGGTCCGAGATCTTTATGCCGTCGAAGTATTCTTGCCAGTGCCAAATATGACGGAATGAAAGACAAGATCAATGCTAAAGTGAAGAACCGAGAATGGTTTCGTCCATTCGCACCGGTCACCCGAGATGTTGATGTGAAAAAATATTTTCGCGGGCCCTACACCAACCTACAAACTATGTCTTATTGTTTGGACACTCGGAGTGAGTGGCGAGATACATTGGTTGCCATAAATCATGTAGATAATACCGCACGAGTTCAAGTACTCGAACCATCGGAATCGCCTTTCATATATGATTTGATTAGCAAGATGGAAGAACCCAAAGTTTTATTGAACACTTCGTTCAACGTTGGAGGTAAACCCATTTTAAACACTATGAAAGATGCACTGTGGGTATTGGACAATCGCGATTTAGATCATGTGATCATTGTTCATGAAAATCAATTATGGAAAATTACAAAATAATGTTTAATAATGCAATTGCAAAACTAGTACATGATGTATCAAAAACACATTTTAAAGAACGATCTGGAATGTCGGTATGTGAACTGGGCAACCAAACTTATAAGGGAACAGAGTTTCAGGCAAACTTGCTTGGAGGAAAGTCGGTGAACTCTACCGACCAATTTTATGCAGAGTTTGGATTTGATTCCTATATTGCGATTGATGTAAACTCTAAACTCAATGCAATTCCTATGGACCTTAATTACATTCTGAAAGACCGTAATGATTATCATGAACAATTTGATATGGTTACCAATAATGGAACGGGTGAACATATATTCAATCAAGCATCGGTGTTTGAGAATATTCACAATCTTACAAAAGTGGGTGGGTGGATGTTGCACGTACTACCTTTTCAAAGACAGTGTGACCATGGATTTTTTAATTTCCAACCCAACCTGTTTGCTGCTATTGCAGATCAAAATGATTATGATATCGGCATTTCTTGTATCACCACCTCAATGGCAACACCCCATGTTGATATCTCATTGACGGTTGAACGTCAGACTCGCTTATGTGATGATATTGGTATGTGGCAGTGGGACCCGAAATGGGGCCCAGAGATCGTCTGTGCTTTACAAAAAACCCGTAATGCAGACTTCATGATGCCTTTCCAAGGTCTCTACAAAAAAGATATCGAATCGGACCTTATTCGAAAAAGTTATAAGGTTATTCCGAATTAGTCTAAAAAAAGTGTTGACAAAACATGTAAAATGCCTTATAATATGTTCTTAATTAATAAAAAAGGTAATACATTATGAGTCACGAAGTAGAAACAATGGCATACGCTGGTCGAGTTCCATGGCATGGTCTCGGCACTAAAGTTGCAGCAGATCTGACACCTCGTCAGATGCAAGTTGAAGCAGGTCTTGATTGGACTGTCACTAAACGTCCCTCATTTGTTACCTATGACGGTGAGTTGATTGAGACCGGCACTAACGCCCTGTTGCGCGAGTCCGATAACAGTGTCCTTTCCCCGTCCGTTGGTGATGGTTGGGAACCGGTTCAGAACACCGAAGCATTTGACTTTTTCGCTGAGTTCTGTCTTGCCGGTGATATGGAAATGCACACTGCGGGTTCTCTCAAAGGTGGTCAGATTGTGTGGGTTCTTGCCAAAATCAAAGAGTCTTTTGATGTTCTGGGAGAAGATCGAGTTGACAACTACATGTTGTTCTCTAACCCTCATCAGTATGGCAAGTCGCTCAACGTTCGTATGACTCCGGTTCGAGTCGTGTGTAACAATACTCTTACTATGTCTCTGAGTGCCACTTCCAAGAACGAAGCCTCGTTGAATCATCGACGGGCATTCAATGCTGATAGTGTGAAGGATCAGATGGGTCTTGCCCATGAGAAGTTTGAACAGTATCGTGATGCGGCAAAGTTTATGGCAAGCAAGAAAACCTCAGTCGGTGATCTGATTAAGTTCTACAGTACTGTTTTTCCGGCGGCAAACACCAAAGCAAAAGAAGTCAAAGATTATGCGGGTCTCTCGACTACCGCAAAAATGGCATTCGATTCGCTTGAAACTCAACCCGGCGCTGAGTTGGCAATGGGTACTTGGTGGAATGCTCTTAACTCAGTGACTTACGTCACAGATCATAAGTTAGGGCGAAGTGCTGACGCACGTATGACTTCAGCATGGTTCGGTGCGAATCAGGCAAAGAAGTTAAAAGCAACATCTTTAGCAATTGAACTCGCAGAGGTAGCGTAATATGATTATGAAAACTTACAGTACACATAAAGAAATTCCAAGCGCCTTAAAGAAGGTAATTCTGGATGAGACCGGCGGCAAGCTCAAAAATGTCCCCATGGCGATATGTAATGAGATCATTACTGAGTATCATGAGGCAGAGTCGCCGACTTTCTTTGAAGAATTCACCGTCTTTACCATTGAGGCACAGACAAAAGATGGGGAAGAATTGTCCTTCAGTGCAACCTCTGTCGATGAGGCAGACCAAATCATGGATACCCTTATTATGGATCATGACGGTGACCTGAAGGACTTTGTGATGGTGTTACGTCAGAACGATAGGTTGATTCGGGGTTTCGTGCACGGGCAGGTCGTGTATCCGGCACACCAACTTCATGTTGAATCAAATTCACCTTTCAAGAAACGTGCATGAAAATATATCATGTAAAAAGTTACTTTTTTACCCCCGTAAGTCATTGATTTTATTGAGGAAAAAACACCCTTATAAATCAATGGCTTACAACTTGACCCAACCCCCAAAATACAGTATAATAACATTTGTTATTGAGAGTGAGTACTATGATTTATTTGGTTTCCGAAGGTCGCATTAAGAACAAGAAGCATTACATGTCTTTCGCGGAAGATGTGATCAATGAGTTGTTCCCCCGTGAGTTCACTAAGCGTGAAATTATCATCGGGATCAAGTTCTCCACTGTTGTAGGTGCCGGTATATTTGGTCAGGCAGGTATGGGTGATGAAACTGATGAGTTCCTCATCGAGGTAGCAAAAGTCGTGGACGAAGGTGGTATTCGTCCCGTGACACCGGCAGAGATTGCAAGCACCATCGCCCACGAGTTGGTCCATGTACGCCAGTACATACGTGGTGAGTTGGACGCAGGAATGACTCGATGGAAGGGACAAAACATCCCATACGGTCCCAGAGGAGCACTCAAGATACCTTATCGGACCCAACCTTGGGAAGTAGAAGCATTTTTAAAAGAAATAGAATTAACGGAGTTATTGTGGTAGACGGAAGAATAGAACACGCTAAAATGTGGGCAGGAATGCACCACAAAGGGCAGATTAGGAAGTACACCGGAGAACCCTACATTGAGCACCCTCTGGCGGTTGCTGAGACGGTTAAGGAGCATGGGTTAAGTGGAGAGGCAATAGTTGCGGCAATCCTACACGACACTGTAGAAGACACTGGGGCAACCATGGAGGACGTTGAGGAGTTGTTTGGAACGAAGGTTGCCGAATATGTTTGGTACCTGACCAAACCCCCCGAATATGTAGGAAACCGTGAGTTGCGAAAGACTCTTGATCGCAACCGCCTCTCAGAGGCTCCTGAAGAGGTGAAGATCATTAAGTTCTTTGACGTATACCACAATGCCGGATCAATTAAAGAGCACGACATCGACTTCTGGAACACGTGGCGGCATGAAATGGCACTGCTTTTCCTTGCCATGGATGTACACAGTATCGAATCTATAACGTCAAAATACAAAGAGTTTATAGGTTCCTTATAATGAATATCTGGAATATAACGTATTCCAAAATTTCATCAAAAAACGCTTGAAATTTGACTCAAAACCTGTCATAATATGTTTTTAATCAATGAGAGATCGAACTATGTCTTACTTAATTCACCAGTTTCACATGTCAGAAGAAGCCCGAGACCACTTGAATTCAGTTGGTTGGGATGGTGACTTCGGCGAGTTTCCTGAGATTGTAATCCACCGTGATGTCAAGTTCATGGGTGGTTCTAAGCACTATGAATCTTGGATGGAGGAGCACTTCACCTCAGTAGCACGTGTCACCGGTGTTGATACCCTTGAAGATGTATTTCATGTCGGTAACGGTTACGGACCTGAAGGGTCTTGCATTCAGAAGTTCACTCGAATGCATTCGGTTTCTGTTGGTGATATCGTTGTCAACGAGAAGTGTGGTACTGCATGGATGGTTGATGGTGAGGGTTGGTCTAACGTTGATTTTGGGAAGGAGTTCTAAATGTATGTCTGCATTTGCAATGCGATTACTCAAAAAATGCTCGCAGAGAATTCGTTTCTCATGGCAAAAGTGGGTAGCAAGTGCGGAAAGTGTATCGAAGATAACGTGTTTGACGGTGAACGAATGACACATTTTGTTAACACGCCATCGGAGGCGAAAACTGCTACTAACTGCTATGACTCCGATGGCAATCTTTTAGTTCTATAAGGAAATAAATATGATTAATGTAATACGTGCTATTGGTTGTTCAAATGATGCATCTTTTGAAGTAGTAGAAAAATTCGAGAACTTCAAAGATGCTTCGGTAAGGACACTCTATACTTTTGTGAAAGAGTATGCAATCGAGGTTGCCAAAGAACGTCAGGAAAGTACGATGGGACATGCTTTCCCTTTGGTTGAGATGGTTGAAGATTCGAATGGATTGCCAATTGCTCAGGTCTGGGAAAACCAGAAAATTAAAGAAAAAATATTCTGCGAAACGATATCATCATAAGGAATAATATGAAAGTTCAATTTGAAAATATGTGGAAGTTGGGAGATGAGTTTTACCTCCTTCCAAGTTTATCTGTGGTCATTTCGGGTGGAAGATATTTCTTCTATGCGATAGAGTTTTCCTTCCTTACTCATCGGTTTGTGGTGTCAAAATCTCATGCCGACTAATGTACCCTCCCCTTGTATAGGAGTGTGTGTCTTAGAGCCTAAATGGAATGCGTATTGTGTTGGTTGCTTTCGGATGGAAATTGAAATACTTAATTGGAGAGAATACGACGACGAAGAAAAGTCAATGATCATTCGACGCATAGAAGATCTGCGAAAGGAGGATCCTAAAGACTATCCGAAGTATAAATAGTTCTATCATACGTTCAGATAAAGGGAATCGATGAATAAATTTAATACTTTTCTTGCCGAAGCAATTAAAGCAGAGGATTATGAAGCATCTATCGTAATGGGGTTTTATGAACTCACTGGTAGACCAATCACATCAGACCCCTTGAAATATGGTATTGCTCCCAAAGTCTTTGATGCGATTAATGACAGTCCGGTGGCGCTTGCTGCCGGACGTAATATTGCAGGATATGTTCTAAAAAAATATCCTAGACTCAAGAATAACGAGGGTGAACAATATGGTCGGGCAAAAGCATCGTTAACTTCGTTCTGGAAATCTTTCGGTGCATCTGACGTTACTCCTAAGACAGACGTTTTGATCGGAGATATGAGGTTCTCGGTTAAAGTCGGTCTTGCCCAATTGATGTCCGGAGGTAAAGCAGAATCTACTGCCACCTTCGAGGCAGCCACCAAGAACTCTAATCCTGAGTTAAAACAATCCGCCCAATACAAAGCAACCACGGATGTTCTGGAAGGATTCGTGAAGAATACCCTTGCCCCAACCCAACTACGTCCCCTGATTAAATCCGGTACCAATGAGGTAGTCAATAAGGCAGAGATTGCCCATAAAGCATGTATGGTTGAACTCAACAAATTGTTTGCTGAGTCGAAATCGTTTAAGATTGAATTTGCACGAGAAGCAATGTCTGGGTATGAAAAGTTCGGTAGAACTAATAATGCGGCCGCAGAATGGATGTTAGTTGCCAATGCAGATGGTTCACAGGTTGCAATCCATTCAGTAGATGACGATGATTATTGCATGAAAATTGCTAACTCTATGCGTTTGCAAGCACGATTCAAGACCTCTTCACGTAAACTAAAAGGTGTAAAGACTGGGGAGTATAACTTCTGGTCTGTCATAAGTTTGATTGTTGACTCTATGCAAGGTTCTGAAGATCTTAAAGAGAGTATCGAACTACAAGAATTGAAACTATTAAAAATTATTCGTGGATGGATGACCGGCACTTGGAGAAAGGTTACTGCCTTCTTTAAGAAAAGTGTTTCTCAACTTAAAAGTTTCCTCGGTTTTGAGGTGGATGTCAATCACAAAACTAAGATAAAATTCTGATGATTGAATTCCTTTCCTTTAATGAATCTCTTAACAATCCTTATAGTGCCACTCTACGCCAAGTGAATGGCGAGAGATATCAATCAACGTTCAAAGTGGACGATGGTTCAAGCGTGACTGTGGATTTTAAAGGTGACGAACATATTGACGATTACGATCATTTAGATTGGACTATCTCGTTTTCTCGTAACGGAAGTCAAGCAACTACCGGTGAAGGTGATGCTTTACGTATCATTGCAACTGTAATGAAAATGATCAAAGAATTTGTTAAGAAGGAAGACCCTAAATACATGACTCTATCTGCCGCTAAAGAACAACGGGCAGGTCAGAAGAAAATGATCAAGCAGATGCAAGGCCGAGAAAAAGTGTATAATCGATTGGTTAAAAACTCCGTTGGATCAAAATATAAGGTCACCTCGGATACAGGTTCTAGCGGTACCATCTGGTACATAAGTAAGGTGCGACGATAATGCTAAGTTTTTCCGATTCACTGTTTCTTCAAGAAGCAAAGAATACTCATATGACACACATTGAGGATAAGGTTCTTTATGGTGGGGTTAGCGGTGTTCGTCAAGCAATCTTTGCTCTCAGGGACATGCGAGACATGCTCGGTGGTTCTGGTGGATCAGTATCGGTTAAATGGGATGGTGCACCCGCAGTTTTTGCAGGAACAGATCCTCGTGATGGGCAATTCTTTGTCGCAAAGAAAGGTATCTTCAATAAAAACCCCAAAGTCTACAAGACTGATGCCGAAATCGACGATGATACTTCGGGTGATTTGAACAAGAAATTAAAACTGGCGCTCAAGCATCTACCATCATTAGGCATCAAAGGTGTGATTCAAGGTGATTTTCTGTTTGATTCATCTGAACTCAAGACCAAGAAGATAGATGGCAAACAGTATGTTACATTTCATCCCAATACCATTGTCTATGCTGTTCCCGCAGAACAATCCGCGACTATTAAGAAAGCAAAGATGGGTATCGTGTGGCACACTACGTACACTGGTAGGACATTTGAGTCTATGAGTGCATCGTTTGGCGTTGATGTGTCTAAACTAAACAAATCTAGTGCGGTGTGGTCACAAGATGCCTTTCTTCGTGATGTCACCAACGCGACTATGACTAAAAGGGAGACCGCAGATGTTCAAAAAACTTTATCACAAATTGGAGTTCTTTTCAATTCTATTAGCGGGACGACATTACGAACACTGGAAGGAAACCAAGTCCTCGCACAACACATTGAAACCTTTAACAACACCTTCGTCAGAGCAGGACAAATGCCAGGAAACTCAACAGTCCATGCCAAAAAATTAATTGCGTGGATCACCAAGAAATACAAGAAAGAAATAGATGCACGAAAGACCGCAAAAGGCAAAGGAGCCCAGCAAGCCAAACTTGATGCTCTCCTGTCGTTTTTCTCACCCGAGAATACAGAAAACTTAATAAAAATGTTCGAATTGCAAAAGTTAATAGTAATTGCGAAATTGAAACTTATAAATAAACTTAATCAATTGCAAAATATTGACACTTTTGTTAAGACCAGTAAAGGTTATAAAGTAACAGGTGCAGAAGGTTATGTTGCAATTGATAGAATTGGTGGTGATGCAGTGAAACTTGTTGACCGTATGGAATTTTCATACAACAACTTTTCACCCGATATTGTTAAGGGATGGGATAACCAAGCAAGGAACTAGGGATGGGATCGTTTAAAGATTTTATGAACCGCATAGGAGAATCCTCCTGTTCATGCGGTTGTGACAGTTGTGGTAATTGTGAATGCGACAACTGTACCACCACCAGCAAACAAACCGCAGACGAAGCACTAGACTTTCGTCAACGTAGACAGCGTTCTATTTCCATGAAAAAGAACAAGGCAAAGTTGGCAATGGGTCGTAGACGAGCAATGAGTAAGGCAGCATCCAAAGACGTATTGATGAAACGAGCAAGACGAGCTGCGATTAAACAATTATTTACTAAGTTCTCAAAGGGGAAAAGTAAAGACGATCTTCCTGCTTCACGTAGACAAGAAATAGAAAAACGTATAGGTAAAATGAAACCTAAAGTAGATCGCATTGCAAAAAGGTCGATGAAAGATATCCGCAAGCGAGAAAAAGAACGTAAAATGCAAAAACCTACAACGGGTCAATCATAATGTCATTATCTTTTAAACAATATCTAGTTGAAGAAGAAAGAGAAGCATTTTTTACATTTGGGAGGATGAATCCTCCCACTATCGGACATGGTAAACTCATGAACGTGTTGTCCACTAAGGCAGGACGTAATCCTTATAAGGTTTATTTGTCACATTCTCAAGATGCTAAAAAGAATCCTCTCACCTACGAACAAAAAGTAAAACATACTCGAAAGATGTTTCCGAAGCATGCTCGTAGCGTAATGCTGAATAAAAAAGTTAAGAGTGTTTTCGATGTTGCCACAAGTTTATATGACCAAGGATTCAAGAAGATTACCATGGTGGTTGGTGCAGATCGTACCACAGAATTTCAGACTCTTCTTAACAAATATAATAGTGTTAAGGGTAGGCACGGGTTTTACAATTTCCAACGAATCAGTGTAGTCTCTGCCGGTGATCGTGATCCGGATGCCGAAGGCGTTGAGGGTATGAGTGCAAGTAAACAACGTGCTAATGCTGAAGCAAACGACTACACTACATTCTCACAGGGCATTCCCAACACAATGAAGAATGCAGATGCTCGACGTTTGTTTAATGACGTAAGATCTGGAATGGGATTGAAAGAACAAGCATCATTCACTCGCCATTTAGACTTAGGTAAACACAGCGAGACGCGTGAAAAGTATGTTGCTGGTGAACTATTCGAACCCGGAGATCGTGTCCTTGTTAAAGAATCGAACCAAAGAGGATATATCTATCGATTAGGTTCTAATTATGTTATCGTTGCATTAGACGAAGGCAAGGTTTCTCGTCAATGGCTTGATGGTATTGTTAAAGAAGAAAAGATAGAACAACCTGAATGGGGCACACCCGCTTCGACTAAACGCGCGAAGAAATTTACTCCCGGTGAAGCAGTCGATCCGATTAACGTTGCCAAACAAAAGATAGATCGAGAGAAAGCAGCAGATTCTCGCAAGCATGATGCTGCTATGGATCGGGCAAGAATTTTGAAAGTGCGTCAAAAGAATCGGCAGTCCGATGGCAAAACGAAAAAGAATATCGAAGGATTTGACCCTAGAAGTATGGTTACCCTTAGAAAACAAAATAAAGAAAGATATAAATAGACTTATGATAAATTTTAAAGAGTCCCTAAAATTACGTCAAAAAGATGTTAAACCTGCCGCTAAAATTATGGCGTCTCAACATATTGAGAAGGGTAACTTCAAGAAGACGTTAGATCTTTTAAAGTTTTTAGGTAAGAAAGTAAATGTAGATAAGTCTACTGAAGGAAGCAGTAAAGCACTTTGGACAATAGAGGCAACAATGAAAGATAGTACGACAATAAATGAGTTGACCACAGTAGACCGAGAAAAGTTGGTCAAAATGTTTGACAAATTGAAAAAAGGTTCTACCGTCAAAATCAAGTCTAATGACTCCATCAAGAAGGGTGATGACTACATTGAATTTGTTGTTAAATCAAAGAGTACAGTTCGTAGGGGTGAAGTAGAAAAGATTACCCTTGCTAACAAAGGAAATCCAACCGGTGTAAAAAGATTCTTATACAAAAGAGTTG